CGCAGGGCCGCGCCCTGGGCGACGCAGAACGCTTCCAGATCGCGCCGGGCCGCCCGTTCCCGGGCGAGCTGGCGGTGCAGCGGCGGCTCCACCGCCGGTGCCACCGTCGGGCAGGCGGTCCGCGGCCGCCGGCGCGGCGCCGCCACCGGCACCGTGTCGTCGATCTGGACGGTGCGGCGGATACAGTCCCGTTCGAGCCGCACGGCGATCCGGCCGGCGCCCAGGAACTCCTCGACCCGGCCGGCCTCCATGTTCGCCAGCAGGATCACGCGGTCGCCGATCTGCAGTGTGGTCATTGCGCTGCTCCGAAGTGGGAACAGCGCTAACGAGTACACGGTTTGTTTAGGGTGTCAACCAGAAAACTACACACTATGTGAGGGGTGCGCTGAGACTGCCGCTAAGGAAGCGGGACCTGGTGGGCGCTCGCAAGCACGATCCAAAGTGGCCAGATCATGCTGATAAACGCGTTCGTGATGGTAAGGAGAACCATGGCGGCGAACCCGGCAAATAGGTCTCGCTCGGTACTTTGCATCCAGTAGAACGAAGAAACGGCTATGCCAAAGAATAATCCAATAACAAGAGTTTTCTGCGGATCGCTCAAACCAGAGCGATTATGTTTATCGGCACTCGCAGCAACGACAAACAATGAATAAATGCCAACGTATATCTTAGCCCAAATGTACAAACCGAAGACGAATGTCATGAAATCCCATCGCCCGGACAGTAGTGCGGCAAGCCAGCTAAGCAGCCATGGGACAAAGCCAAACAGGAAGAAAAACGCGCTCAAAATGGCTATGTCGATGGTGGAAGAAAGAAGATCTAGGGCAACAACTAATGTACGACGCATAGAATACCTCTGATGTCCAGCGTCGTTATACAGTTTCTTCCGCTGGCGGTTCGGCACGCGGCATTACGGCGCCTCGTCGGAGCAAGCGCTGTCGAACCTCGTCGGGCATACCCACGAGTGAACCGTCGTATAACCAGTCAACCGGAACGCCGAAAAGGCGCTTCAAGCGCACCGCGACGTGTGGCGGGATTACTCGCTTTCCCTGCTCGTAATTACCGATGGCGCCGGGGCTGAGATTTAGAGCCTCAGCTAATTCGCGCTGGGACAAGCCCAAGGCCTCGCGAACGAGTGCGAGGCGGCGACCGACCGCGCCGCTGAAGGGCAAGTCGGCAGCATTGGGCGAGCTGAGTTCGTCGCGCGGCATGCCTGGACTCTGGCAGCCGTTAACCATATCGGCACTAAACGATTCCGGCTTGCGAAGATACACGAAATGTGTAGGGTAAGGCGCATGAAGCAGGTCGATCTCATTCAGCGGTTCGGTGGGCCGACATTGCTCGCCAGAGCAATGGGAGTCACGACAGCATGCATCACGAACTGGTACCGCCGGGGCATTCCCGACGGTGCCAAATGGCGCCTCCTACTGCTGGCGCGCGAGCGGGGCATCGATCTGACTGTGGAGGATCTGGAAGGGGATGGTCACGCCCTCTCTCCCGAGACTGGGAACGAGGGCGGAGCGGAGAGGAGTCTACCCGATGAACGAGCGGCGTGAAGAGGAAACAGGGGCGGCGGCTGGTCAGCCTGGGGTTGCGGACGAGGTGCCGCCCGGGATCGTCCGGGGGATCCTCGCCAACGTGCATCTCTTCGGTGGCCACCTCTCGCCCGCCGGCGCCCGGGCCTGTCTGGAATACCTGCCGGCGTTGCGCGAGGCCCTCGAGCGCCTCGCCGGGACCCTCCTCGAGGTGATCGACGAGGGGCTGCTCGATACCGAGGAGCCGCGCATGGCGCATGTCGGCACGGCCATTGGGGCGCTCCGGAACCTCGCGTACATCCTGGAGGATCTGGCGCTGGCCGAGCGGCAGTACGCGGGCCGGTGGACCCTTGAGGCGGCCGAGTATCTGCGTCGCATGCACGCTGCATTGCTGGAGATCCGCGACCGGATCTCGGAAAGCGATGATTTCTTCGGCCCCTTCGAGGATGCGCATAAGGAGATTGAATGCGCCTCGGAGCAGGTCCGGGCAATGCTCCGTGTGCGTGTCGCAGCGGCAGCCGGGGCGGAGAAAGCGGCATGACGGACGCGCAGCTCGAGCGCCTGGCCGAGCGTATCGGCGAGCATGTCTACCGGGCGCTGCGGCGGATCGAGATCGAAAAGACGCGCGCCGAGAACCGCTGGGTCGAGCAGGTCTTCGAGCGGTACGGAATACGGAACGCTCGGGCGACCGCTACCGGGAAGGCGCCACGGGCATGAGCGCGCCGAGAACACGGGCCCAGGCCTCGACGACGAGCTTGGCGGCCTGTGTTTCGGCCTGGCGGGGGGACATGGTCTTCTCGCGCATCAGCCGATCGCGCTCGGCGAGGAAGATCGGGGTGAGCGCGGCGGCCGCGACGCAGCGGAACCCGTTCTTCTCGAGCTCCTTTTGGAAGTCGATCTCGTCGGACATCACGAATTCTCCCTGGCTGGGTTTGTTGGGCTTCCCCGGTCTAGCGGAGATGCGGCCCGGCGTCGCTGACCGGCCGGCGCCGGGCCGCGCGCACGCAGGCGGAGGGTGGGGTCATCCTGCCTGGCTCATACCCAGGTCAACCCGGTTCGACTCCGGGGCCTGCAACCATCGCCCCGGCGCCGAGGGCGGGCTGTCACGCCGCCGCCCGTCCTCGGCCCCGCGGCGACCCTCGACCGCGTCGCGGGGAGTAGACGGTGCCTCCCTCCCCGGCCCGGGCGTGCGCCCCGCACGTCCGGGCCGCTCTTCATCGGCCCGGAGCCGCATCCCATCCACGATTGCCGTCTCGGATCGGACCTGCCGGCGGCTCCGGACCCGTGCGGAGCATGGCCCGCGTGTGGAGGATGGCCATGGCTGAACGGCGCAGCGCGCGGACCGACGGCTGTACCGGCGTGCCGGACATCGCCTGGCACTGCTGCGAGCTGCACGATCTGCGGTACCGCGGCCTGCGGCGCGATGTGGCCGACCGGGCCGAGGCCGACCGGCTGTTCCGCGAGTGCCTGCGGGAGCGCGGACGGCAGGACGAACCCTTCTGGCGGTGGGTGTTCTGGGAGCCGCTGGCATGGGCGTACTGGGCCGGCGTGCGGATCTTCGGCGCCCGCGCCTGGCGCCAGCAGCGGCCGTTTCTGAGGAGACAGCGATGAAGTTCCCTCCGTTCCATGCGCGCCCGGTGGCACCCGGGCGCAGTAACGCCGAGTTGGTGCAGATCATCCGTGAGCGATGGCGCGAGGTGGGCCGCGAGGTGGAGGTGGGGATCGTCGCGGAGCCGGCGCAGCACGGCTGCATCGCGGTGATCCGCTCGAACCTGGTGGGCGGGCTGCCGCCGGAGCGCGGCCATGGGTAGGGGGCTGCGGCGGCTGGCGCCGCTGGCGATGCTGCTGCTGGCCGGCTGCGCCCAGGTCCAGAGTTTCGGCATGGCGGCCATCGAGCAGCGCCGGCAGATGAACGACATGCAGGCGCGGGCGACCATGGCCGCCACCTGCGACATCGCGCTCGGCGCCTATTTCCGGGAACTCTCCGAGGTCGAACGGCAGTACGCCGCGCTCGTCTGCGGCGGCCAGTTCCCCGACCGGCCGGCAGGGGAGATGCCCTGATGTATGTGCACGCGGCCGCGGTCGAGGAGAACGCCGCATGAAACCGACCGCTCCGGCCGTGGCCAGCGGGGTGAGCGCCACCTGGGCGCTGGAGCGGGTGATTTCCTGGTGGTGGGCGGGCTGGATGGTGCCGGCCGGCAACCCGCCCATGGATGCGGACGTGGCCGTGGCCATCGCCGCCGGCATCGGCGCGCTGGTCGGGCTTCTGGTCCGCGGGTTCGGCCGGCGGACTGGGGGGCTGTCATGAGCAGGATGGATCATCTCACGGACACGGTGCTGGCGGGCATCGCCGCGCAGCGGCAGGCGGCCGAGGTATTCGACGAGATGGGGATGCGGATCCCGGTGCCGATCTTTCTGCTGCTGGCGCGGCTGGCCAAGACCCGACAGGGGGAACTCTGCGTCAAGACCATCGCCGCCGGATTTCTGGCATCCAACGCCTCCTACGGCCTCGAGAAGATGCGCCGCATCGGCCTGGTCGACCTCACGTCGTCCGATGACGACGCACGCCGCAGGATCGTGCGCATCACCGACAAGGGCAGGTGGGCCATCCGCAGATTCGAGGAGCTGCTGGAGAAGTCGGTGCACCAGGATGCGGCGGCCTGAGGATGCCCGAGACGCTCGAGGTGCTGATCCGGCGCGGCAGCATCCAGATGCTGTTCGGTATCCTCCTCCTGCTGATGGGATGGGTGGGTTGGACCCTGACCGACCTGACCCGCCAGGTGGCGGCGCAGAGCGTGCGCATCAGTGTGCTCGAGGGCCGGGTGGTGCAGCTGACCGGCCGGATCGACGGGCTGCGCTGGAGGGATCCCCGATGATCTCGCCCGAATGCCTGCTGAACGCGGTGATCCGCCCGGCCTGCCGCTCGCTGGCGGTGGCGGTGGGGGAGGATCGGCTGGACACGACGCCGGCGCATGCGCTGCTGCTGCGGATCGCGGCGGTGGAGAGCCGCCTGCAGTGGCGGCGGCAGCGCCGCGACGGGCCGGGCTCGTCCTGGTGGCAGGTGGAACCGCTGACCGCGGCGGACATGCTGAGCTGGATGGCGATGCGGCGGCGATGGCGCGACTGGGCGCAGATTCTGTGCCCGTCCGGGGCTGCGGACCGCTATTTCGCGGCGGATGCCGGGGCGCGCGACTGGGCCTCGATGGAGCTGCAGCAGCGCCTCATCGTCGACCCCTGGTTCGCCTGTCAGATGGCGCGCATGAAGCTCTGGCGGGCGCCCGATCCGCTGCCGATCCACGGCGACGTGCAGGGTCAGGCACGCTACTGGAAGCGGTTCTACAACACCGAGCTGGGCGCCGGCACGATCGAGGATTTCCTGGGGGCCCGGCGCAGGCTGCTCCGGGGCCTCGAGGAGCGGCTGGGCTGGGTGGCGCCGGAATGAGCGGGCGCGTGGACATCCGCGAGATCGTCGCCCGCCTGGCGGATCGGGCGGACAGTCTGGCGGCCGAGCTGCTGCCCGCCGGCCGGCGTGAGGGCCCCTACTGGCGGGCCGGCTCGACCGATCCCGGCGATGCCGGCCGGTCCCTGTGCATCTGGCTGCAGGGGCCCAAGCGGGGCGAATGGTGCGATTTCGCGACGGGCGAGGCGGGGGACATGCTCGACCTGGTCGCCGCCGTGCACTTCGCCGGCGCGAAAGGGCCGGCGTTGCGGTGGGCGCGGGACTGGCTCGGCGAGGCGCCCACGGCGCCGCCACGACGGGCCCCGGGGCCTCGTTCGATGCCGGCGGACGGTCCGGACCCCGGTGTCGAGCGCATGCGCCGGCGGGCCCAGACGATCTGGCTCGAGGGCGGGCCGATCCCCGGAACCCTGGTGGAGACGTATCTGCGCGGCCGTGGCATCGATCTGCGGGCACTCGGACGGGTGCCGCGGGCGCTGCGGTTTTCGGCTCGGGTCTGGAACCGGGAAGCGGCGTGTGAGCTGCCGGCGATGCTCGCCGCCATCGCCGGCGCCGACGGCAGGTTCCTGGGTGTGCACCGCACCTGGCTGGAGCTGCGGCCCGACGCCGCCGTCCGCAAGGCCCCGCTGCGCGATCCGAAGATGACGTTAGGCAGTTTCCGTGGCGGTTCGATCCGCCTGTGGCGGGGCGGGAGCGGCCGACCGCTGCGCGAGGCCCCGCCGGGATCGGTGGTGGTGGTGACCGAGGGGATCGAGGACGGGCTGACGGTGGCGCTTGCGCGGCCGCATCTGCGGGTGCTCTCCGCGGTCAGCCTCGCGAACATGGCGCATGTCGAGTTGCCGGAGACGGTGGCCGAGGTGATCCTGGTGGCCGACAACGACGGGACGGGTTCGCCCGCCGAGCGGGCCCTGGAGCGGGCGGTGGATGTCCATCTGGCGGCCGGCAGGCGGGTACGCATCGCGCGGCCACCGGCGGGCGTGAAGGACGTGAACGAGCTGCTGCTTCGGGAGGCGGCGTGATGGCGGTAGTGCGGCTCGAGAAGGTCGGAGAGGTGGTCGACAAGGCCGAGAATGTCGACGGCGGAAAGCGCAAGCGCGACCGCAAGGGTGGGCTGCCGGGCGATCCGCCGGTGCAGCCTCTGGGATGTAACGGCGGGGTCTATTACTACCTCGACGCGCAGAAGCAGCTGAGACCGCTGACTGCACGCGAGCATGCAAAGAATACGATCGGCAGCCTCGTGGCTCCGCATCATCAGTATTTGCGTGATCATTGGCCGAGCTACGGCAAGGACGGCAACGTCAAGGACTGGGAAGCTTCGCGAGCTGTCGAGGCCTTCATGGCGGCGGCTGCGCGCTGCGGCATCTGGGACGGCGCCGACCGGGAGCGCAGTGTCGGTGCCTGGCGCGGGGATTGCGGGGAACTGGTCGTCCATTTCGGCGATGCAGTCGTGGTGGTCGACCGGGAGACCGGCGAAGAGCGCTGGTACGAGCCGGGGCTGATTGGCGAATACGTGTATCCGGCGAAGGCCCCTCTGATGCGGCCCTGGCCGGAAGCGGTTCCCGCCGGCGATCAGGGACCGGTGGGCGAGGTCCTCGCACTCCTGAGAAGGTGGCAGTGGCGTCGGCCACAACTCGATCCGCGGCTGATGCTGGGTTTCATCGGAGCGGCGATGATCGGCGGGGCGCTATCCTGGCGACCGTCGGTATGGTTCACCGGTCCCCGCGGCGCGGGTAAGTCTACTGTGCACGACATGATGAAGCTGCTGCTGGGCACCAACGGATGCGTCAGCACGAGCGATGCCTCGGCAGCCGGTCTCTGGCAGCTGCTGGGTCGCAGCACCCTGCCGGTGTTCTACGACGAAATCGAAAACGAAGCGAACGACGAGAAGATGCAGGCCGTCATCCGCCTGGCCAGGCAGGCGGCGAGCGGCGGGGTGATTCTCAGAGGTGGTGCGGAACACAAGGGAAGCCGCTTCGAGGCGCGATCCTGCTTCGGTTTCTCGAGCATCCTGATCCCTTCGCTGCTGGGACAGGACGCGTCCAGGCTAGCAATCCTGGACATGGAGAACCTGCCGCAGGACGTGTCCGCGCCATCCCTGGAACCCGAGAAATTTCAAACATTCGGCCAGCAGTTCCGGCGCCGGCTGATCGACGGCTGGCCGCGGATGGAACGGACCTTTGGCTGGTACTGGGACAGTCTCAAAGCGATGGGACACACTGCGCGGTCGGCGGATCAGTACGGCATGCTGCTGGCCTGCGCGCATCTCCTGCTGGATGACGAACTGCCCGACGGAGAGGTGATCGACGAGGGGCTCCAGGAGCTGCAGCCGGAGGCTCTGGCCGAGGTGCAGGATGCGGAGCCGGATGAGCATCAGTGTCTAATGCACCTGCTGACGTCGATGATCGATCCCTGGCGCAACGGCCGACGAAACACGGTTGGTGTATGGCTGGTGCGGGCACTGGAACCGAGCACGACTGACGGTGAGTGGTGTGAGGCAAACAGGGCACTCGGCATGTACGGGCTGCGGCTGCTGGGTGAGCAGAGAGCACCGGCGGGCCTGGCAGTGGCCAACCAGCATCAGGGCCTGGCGCCGCTGTTCGACGGTACGCGCTGGGCCGGGCGGCCAGGCACCAAGGGGGTCTGGGTGCAGGCGTTGCGCCGGCTGCCGGATGCCAGGGCGTCGGAAGGGACGGTCTATCTGGGCGGGGTGAGCGTGCGGTGCACGATCGTGCCCTGGCCAGTCGTAGAACGTGTACTTGCTCGGGGGGCGGAATGACTTTGGCCGCACGAAAGCGAATACTGGTAACCCACTGGCAACGCACGTTTCTGACGGTGCGTCAGAAATGCGTCAGACGCAAGTGGTTGAGATTGCACGGTTCTGACGTTCTGACGCTTCTGACGGTCAACTGTTCTACATGCGCGTACGCGCGCGCGAGGAACTGTCGTCAGAACTGTCAGATGTCAGAAAGATGGAAATACAAAGGGTTAGGTTCTGACGCATATCTGACGGCCGAGGTGAAGCGTCAGATTTTCGATGGACGGCCGGCATGAGCGAGACGGATCTGCTGGAGCTGCGGGAAACGGGCGAGGCCGAGCCGTCGGTGTGGGTGCGGCCCGGCATGGAAACGACCAGGGACGGCCGCGTGCGGCGGGGCAACCGGGCCGCGGTGAAGCGGCCGGATCTGGTACGCGACGAAGACGGGCTGACGGAGCGCGAACGGGCGTTCGCGGATCGGCTGATCGACGCGGCGATGCGTGGCCAGAAGGTGGATGTCGGGGAGATCTGGCAGGATGTGTCGGGCTGCGCGGAAGCGACGCGGAGCGTAGGTGCTGCGCTCGCGATGGGGCGCCCCAAGGTGCGGGGGTACCTGCGCAAGACCTTCGAAGCCGCGATCGAGGCGCTGACGCCGGCGGCCCTGGGCGCTCTGGTGCGGCTGCTGCGGACGTCCAGGAGCGAGTACGTGACCATCGAGGTGGTGAAGATCCTGTTCGGCCTGGCCGGCTACAAGCCGGCGGAGAAGGCCGCGACCGACGGTGTCGAAGGGGTGCAGATCAACATCAACATTACGCCGCCGGACGGCGAAACGGGCGCTGCCGTGTGCATCAACGGTGCACCCGTCGATGGCGTGGAGGCAAGCGATTGATATGCGGCGATCTTTCGAGCACGGCCACTACCTCGTGAAGGAAGCGTGCGTGCATTTCGGCCGATGCCGAATGGCCCTCGAGGGCCCGCCTCGAGGCCTCGAGACACCCCCCGGGGGGGTCGAGCGGTGGGTCCGCCGGCGGCCGGTGGGGGGTCGAAAAACGCGCGTCCCGGATACCGCCACCTGTCGCCCCCGCAAATTTTCCCCGAAAAGGCTCTTCGTTGCCGGAGACCGCGCATGAGCCAGGGCAGCTTCCGGCTCGACTACCAGCCGGACGGCATCGTGCTGTACCGGTTTCTGGCGAGCCGTGCCCGTGTCAAGGCAATCCGGGGACCATGGGGGTCGGGGAAGAGCGTCGCCTGCTGCATCGAATTGTTCATGCGGGCCCGGGCACAGGTCCCGAGCCCCCGTGACAAGGTCCGGAGGAGCCGCTTCGCGGTGATCCGCAATACCGCGCCCGAACTCAAGACCACCACGATCAAGACCTGGCTGGACTGGTTCCCGGAGAACCGCTTCGGCCGCTTCCGCTGGTCACCGCCGTACACCCATCAGATCCGGTTCCCGGCCGGCGATGGCACGACCATCGAGAGCGAGGTGATCTTCCTTGCGCTGGACGACGAGACCGACGTCAAGAAGCTCCTCTCCCTCGAACTGACGGCGGCCTGGATCAACGAAGCGAGGGAAGTCCCCAAGGCGATCATCGACGCCATCGACGGTCGCGTCGATCGCTATCCCAGCAAACGGGACGGGGGTGCGACCTATCCGGGCATCATCCTGGACACCAATCCGCCCGACGAGACGCACTGGTGGCCGATCATGGCGGGAGACGTGCCGCCACCGGAGGATCTACCGCCGGACGACCTCCTCACCCTGGTCAAGCCCTCCACCTGGGAGTTCTTCACCCAGCCGCCGGCGATGCTCGAGGTCAAGGACGAGAACGGCAACCTCGCCGGTTACGAGATGAACCATGGCCAGCGACCCGGCATTCCTCCGGCCGAGAACACCAGGCACCAGTCCCCCGGCTACTGGCAGAACATGATCCAGGGCAAGAGCCGGTCGTGGATCCGCGTCAACGTGCTCAACGAGATCGGCACCGTCGGCGATCAGAAACGCGTCTGGACAGCGTTCGACCCCCATGTGCACGTGGCGGCGAGGCCGCTGGAGCCCGTGCCGGAAAGCACGGTGTACGTCGGGATCGATTTCGGCCTCACGCCGGCGGCGGTGTTCGCCCAGCGCGTCGGCACGCGCTGGTTCGTGCTCGGCGAGCTGGCGGCCACCGACATGGGCGCCAGGAGGTTCGGTATCGTGCTTCGTGCCGAGCTCGCCAGACGGTTCCCCGACTGTCCGCTGCACATCGTCGGCGATCCGGCCGGCGATCACCGGGCGCAGAGCGACGAAAAAACGCCGATGCAGATCCTGCGTGCCCTGGGCATTCCGATCCGGCCGGCGCCCACCAACGATCTCACGGTACGGATCGAGGCGGTGGCCGCGGTGCTCGACCGTTCGGAGGATGGCAAACCGTGTTTCGTGCTCGGGCCCAACTGCCGGATGCTCAAGGCCGCCATGGCCGGCGGTTACTGCTATCGCCGCCTGAAGGTCAAGGGCACCATGCCGCGCTACGACGATCATCCGGACAAGAACCGCTACAGCCATGTCGCGGATGCGCTGCA